CAAGAGAACATAACTTTGTCTCAGTTCTTCCTGCAAGTGTGTACAAATACATGTGAATACCACTAATAGGATCACTCTTTGACCATTCATTGAATAGCTCATCACATAGATGTTTTACTTCTTCATCCATCACTCTACTCCAAAATGTTCTTTAATTAATTGTGCTGTTTCCCAAAGTGGGTCAGCCTCATGATAACTATATTCTTTCCTATTCACAATATCCAAGCATTCACGCACAATCAACTTGGCAAACTTCTCGACATCTTCTTGTTCGGCATGGCCATTAATGAAGTAGTGTCTAGGTGTTTCATGATCTACATAGTTCAACAACCCAGCATCAAGTGCGAGTTTTATAAATCTATCGTTCATCACTCTACTCCCTTGATGGTTAGTGTGGCTTCTCTGAGGCGGTATTCATTGTCTAACTCCTTGATTAGGTCGCGTATGAACTGACGCCAGTGCTCTTTCTGATCTTCATTGTAGTGGGTGGCCCACTTGCCACCGTTGTTACCCAGAGCAACTCGAATAGCAAACTCCTCGATCTTATCGTCGCTCATCACGCCACCTTCCATGTATACTCATCCTGCGTCATGACAGTCTCCCTGCCGTCGTACTCGTCGATGCGGTACAGAGTCCCCTCTGGGATCTCGCGTATATACAGGTCAGAGAAAGCACTGTCTGCCTCCTCACCCAGCTCCTCGACTACCTGCACCAAGATAGGGTCTGCACGATCTTCCTCCAGATCATAGCGAGTAAAGGCGTCGGGCACTGGCAGGCCCGTGAGCTCCCAGTAGCGAGCGACTGCCTTGTCAGACAGCCCAAAGCCGCCGTAGCAGCCGTTGTATACGATCTTAGTCATCACTTCCCTCCAAACAAGTTCTTGCCCTCGATGCAGATCGTGTGGTCGATATAGACACCACCCAGAGTCTCACACGCAAACTTTAAGCTGGCGCTGCGCTGATAGTCGTCATAGACTAATAAACCCATCAGCAAGAAGGGGCCTACCATTACCAACGGCATTAGTACGTAGTCAACTATGATCTTCTTCATCTCAGGCCCCCGCAAATTCGAGGGCCTTCTGGAGCGCCTGCACCTTGCGGTTGCGATTGCCGCCGAACCAAGCCGACTGAAGCCGAGTATCTGCACTGTGGCCTAGAATGTGGTCAGTGGTATACGTGACCGCATTGAATGCCTGCCACCACGTACCCCTGCCGAACTCTGCACCCGGCTGTGTCTCGAGCACCTCGAACGCCTGAGTCGCAGGGCGCGAGAGGATGTCGTTGTCCTTCTTCGTCATCGCTGGGAAGATGGTGCGCAGGTAGTCCACGACGGTGTCGGCAGTGAAGTTCTTGCTCGAGAGGAACTCAGCGGCCTCTTGATAGGTGCCGAGAGACTTACGAGCGATGCCGAGAGTGCGCTTGACCATCTCAGGGTTGAACTCACGACGGTGGTTGAGTCGCACCATCATGTCGAACTGGCCAGCCAGCGAGAGAGTCAGCGTGTTGTTGCAGACCACTCGGATGGCGGTGAAGCGGATGTCGATGCACTTGCCGTACTGGTGCGGGTTGGAGAAGAGGAGGTAGGGCTCTACGCGGTCCTCGCCTAGGATGGTAAAGGAGTCCTTCACCTTCGCGAGTGCCCAGATGTTGGTGCCGCCCTTGAGTGAGCCGGCAGTGTGCATCTCCATGTCGCCTTCCATGACGAACTCGTTGAAGAACTCAAATGCCTCGTGGTTCTGCACTGGGTTCCAGTCTTCAGAGACCATCGTGAGGATCTTGTTGTCGGACGAGCGGACGAGAGCCTGAGAGGGAGTAGGTACTTTCTCGCCGGCTACCTCGACGAATGTCTGGTACTTGTCGACCGTCCAGTCGAGTCCAGCCTTCTCAAGCATCTGGGCCGGTGTGAGGTCGTTGTGGACGGGAACTCCGAGGCCGTGCCAAGGGGTCTCGCCTGCGTATGCCATAGTCTCAACTTCGTGTGCCATTGTGTATCTCCGTTTGGTTTAGCTTGTATTCTGATATTAGTACTTTTTTCAAAAAATGTCAACCGTTGTTTTCAACTGGCTGAGAAAAAAGTACAGTCTCGTGGATCTGAAAGTCGCTCTTGCCGTACTCGACATTGTGTCGGCCGTACTCGTGAGCGCCGGCCCACGAGTCAAACACCATCGGCTTTCCGATCATGCGACCAGTCGTACCATCGTGGTTGACTTTATGAAACGTGAGGACGAAGTAGCTCATGCTGCCACCAGCATGTTGAGTGGAACGTTGTAGAGCGCAGTCGCTGGAACTCGCTGCATCTTGGCGTTGTAGGCCGTGCCAGCCACTGGACACTCGACCACGGCTTTCTTGATCTTGATCGACTTGATCACGCCGGTGTAGTCCACTCCGCGGCTGGAGAAATTGACCTTCGTACCTGCCGTGAGTGCGCGGCGGTTCATGCGAGCCAGACGATCCCGACCGATCAGGAGAGCCTGATAGATTTGGTCGATGTCGGCTTGGGTGGCTGAGTTGCAGATGAACTCTACAGAGGACTTGAGCTTGGCATTCATGGTAGACTCCTTTGGTTTAGCTTATATTCTTATATTAGTATTTTTTTGATAAAATGTCAACAAAAAAATGGCATTTTTATGAAAAAAATGCCATTGAAAAGATTGAGTTTTTTATAGGAAGACGTTTTGGTGTGGATAGCCAATTTCGTCAAGTGCGGCGAGTGCCGATTTTTGGTTAGGGAATTCGAGGGTTACAGTTTGGTTGGGTAGGTCGATGTTGAGGTTGTGAGATGATACGAGTTTGGCAGAATAGGCGTTTAAGAAGTCGAGGAAGTCGAAGAGGTCGGTGGTGGTGGGGAGGTCGATTTTGATGAATGTCATTTTGTATCTCCATTGGTTATATTATTAATATAAGCTTTTTTGATAAAAAAGTACACAAAAAAACAGCACTTTTAACAAAAAAAGTGCCGTTGAAAAGATTGAGTTTTTTCTGTCACAATCGGGGTAGGGAGCCTCCCCTGTGAAGCTCCGTGGTATTGCAGTGGATTCCACCATCAAAAAAGAATCTGTGTCTCAGGGGTGATATGTGTGGCACTATGCCATGCTTCTCAAAGGCATCAAAAGCCTGCTTGTTATAAGAAGAAACTATGACGTTCTTCTCATCTATTGTCAAAATATTGACATCAAATATGTTTTCTCTGATATGCTTAGACCAGTCATTCATCCACTTCTCTACGTACTCTACGAGCTCGTCATCGTCCTGAGCTCTAGGCATGTACCACTTTCCATGGTTCTTCTTCTTTGAAGCAAGAAAATCATTCATTGAATTTAGTCTGCTGTTCTTGAAGTAGATGACTTCCCATCCGGGGAACGTCTTACTATAAGTGTCTGGGCTATAGACTGAGAATATAAGACCCGGCTTTACTGGATTAAAGCAGCCATCTGTATGACCACCACTCGTTACAGGAATGACGCTGTAGTCTCTAAGCCAGTTCTCCCACACGTAGTCTACAGCGTCTATCATCTCAAAGTCGGTAAGCTTCTTGCTCGATCCAAAGAGTATATCTTTGCCAGTTCTCCATATACCGTTTAGCCTAATTAGGCTTAAAACATCATCGCTCTCACCTCGAATTATCTTATTTCCGTTTGACTCAACATAGTCAAATACATTATCAAAGCACGAACTTAAGTTTTCTTTTTTGATGTCTTCAAGACTTAGCTTTATAGCACACTGTCTATTCTGCTTTATAACAATCTGATCGGGTGGAAATGAAAAGAACTTATCTCCTATCATTATTATCTGGTCTCTAGGTACAGCGGAGACTGCAGGTGGTATGCTTATACCCTTTGATATATACTTTTCTGTATCTACTAGCGGCACCCTAGGGCGCAATACGTCTATGTTAAACGTCTTTAAGATGGAGATTAGTTTCTGCTTGTCTTCTTCCACCTCTATCGCAATCTGCTCAAACAGATTGCGAAGCCTACGGTTCTTCATAAAGCTAAAGAACTCAGGTGGGTAGCTTCTTCCTACCACGCATACCTTGAGTGGGTCCCACTCTTGATTCACTGTTAACATGTCTAAGCGGTGTACCTCTTCATTGATCCGTCTGGTCTGACGTGATACGCATGGAACTGAGTGTGTGGGTATTCTCTCTTGAGTCCTAAGAAAGCATCCAAGTTCTCGTGGCTGTCATCATACATCCTAACGTGAGTGTAGGGATGATTTGCGAGGTGCTGTCTAATGAATGTAAGCTTCTTGTTAGCCGGCTTCTCGTTACCCGGAATGTTTCCAGCTCGATGCACATGGATGTCGTGCATGTTATGAATGCCATGCGCAGTGAGAGTATTTAAGAACCTGTGCTTGTCATCGAAGTCTGCTCGAGCCGTGTTGATGATGACCCTGTTCTTTGGGTTCTTCTTCCTAGTCGCAGAAGTAGCATTGATCGTGTTGATCATGCGATGGATCGGCTTTGACTTACTGAACACGCGAGAGCTCTTGAACTCATGATAGTCGTAGTGGTGTCCGGGTGGAAGCCTATGGCTGTTGTACTCAGACGTAGTCAGCTTCTGGACAGTATGCCCGTGTGGGTCCTTTACGTGCACCTTCGCGTTCGAGTGGACTAGCGTATCGTCCACGTCGAACACGTGCAGTGTAGATGACTCTGATATGAACTCTGAGAAGGGCTTCAGTTGCATATTCTTTGATACTGTTCTACCCAAGCGTATCCATTCCACTGACGACCCATGAATACTATCTGACACTGGCGATCGTAGATCGAAGGCTCTTGAATGTAGGTACGCTGCTGGTTAGCCATGATGCCGCCGAGGATCATGCCGCCGATGAGTCCGCCGAAGAGTGCTGCTCCAGCGTCACCGCCACGGTTGTAGTAGTTGCGCTGCTCGAAGCGACGCTGTTCCCATCCATGGGCTGAGGCTACCGATGTCATCGCCATCGTTGCTGCTAGCGCTATTGCGATCTTTCTCATATCAATCTCCATTGCTTATATTATTAATATAGCGGTTTTATTAAAAAAGGTCAACAGTTATTTTAGCTGTTATCTCCATTAAAAGCATTGGCATAATCGTTGAGTTGGGAAGGTGTCAAGCTAGCCAAGAAAGGATCAACCTTCTGAGGACGACGAACAGAAGATAGGCTAGCCCATGGGCTAACACGACGAACAGCATCCTGGATATCTGCATCATTGCAGCCATCTGGCAAGCGAACTGTTACCGTACCACCAAAGTCTGCGTAACCCTTAGGCCAAACTTCCAGAAGAATCATTTGTATCTCTCCATTGCTTATATTATTAATATAGTCTTTTTTTGAAAAAATGTCAACAGAAAAATAAGCCATTGAAAAGATTAAGCTTTTCCCCACATCACGACCTCGAACCGACCGTCCAGATGCTCGACCACAGCCGAGCAAGTCTCGACCCAGTCGCCGCAGTTAATGTAAGTAGTCCCCGAGATATCTCTAAGGTTAGGATGGTGGATATGACCACAAACAATGCCTTGTACGCCCTTAGATACTGCATAATTACTGAGATTCTCTTCATACTGACTTATAAAGTTCACTGCTTTCTTTACCTTGTACTTGGCCCACGCTGATAGCGACCAGTGAGGTAGATTGAGCAGGTTCCTGATCTTGACTACGGCTACATTGATATAGATGAGAAAGTCATATGCCCAACTACCGAGATGTGCTAGCCACTTCATCTTGTTAATCACGACGTCAAACTGGTCGCCGTGCATTACTATGTACTTCTTGCCGTCCGGACCTAAGTGCACTATAGTATCGGTAAGTGAGATGTTGCCGAACTCGTGGTCGCCGAACGACCTCAAGAACTCATCGTGGTTACCCGGAAGGTAGACTACTCGAGTACCCTTGCGAGCCCTTCTCAGGATCTTCTGTATGACGTCGTTGTGGTCCTGCGGCCAGTAGAAGCCAGAGTTGAGCGCCCAGCCGTCGACTATATCGCCGACTAGGTATAGGTTATCACACTCGAATGTCTTGAAGAATTCTAAGAGAAAGTCGGCACGGCTCATTTTGGTACCGAGGTGCACGTCGGAGATGAATACGGAGCGGTACCTCAGTACCTGTTGCCGATCGTGTACTTCGTCACTAGGTTCCACTGAGACTTCTCTTTATAAGGAATGATCTTGACTTGATTGATAGGTGCTATTGGATCTTTGACCTGATCCTTGTCGACAATCTCTACGAGGTTCCACTCGTCCAGCAGCAGCACTATCTTGTTTCTTCTAGCAACGTCGCTCTCAGAGAAGTCTGCCTGCTTTCCATCGAGCATAAAGAGCTCTTTGAAGTGCACGATGTAGTACCTACCCTGCTTGTGCAGGATGTGGCAAGATTGATACAGCGTATTGTCTTTTTTGGAAGCTAGCCCTATGCGAGACAGTGTCTCTTTAACTTTTAGAAAATCTTCAGAGCTTCTAAGACGAACTTCCACCAGTTGACTTAGATTGAACATCAGTACCGCCTTTTATTATTCTTGTTCTTATAAGGTCGATCTGCTCTTTAGTAAGGATCTTAGATAACTCCAGCGCTCTCGCATAATTTATCTTATAGTATTCCTGTACACATTGAACGTCGGGATCCTCAACGTGCTTAGCCCACTTTGAGAACCTCTTTCCTTTTCTGACTATATTTATAAAATAGTCGTTTTGCAGTCGATTTTCGAGCAAATGGTTAACGTTCATCTCGTTTGCGTGGTATATCGTCTCAGGAAAGTAGGAGAGAGCCTTGTTTGTAAGGAACGGGTTGTAAGACTTCTCCGCGAGCACAGGGTTGTCTGAGTCGCGGATCAAGTCTTTCTTCGTGGTATTGATTGCAGTGACAAAGTCAAAAGGGTTCATTTGAACTCCACTGTCATCATGACCTCAGTCAAGAAGGCTGCAAGGTTGACTTCTTGGTCGGCGACGAACGCTGCCTGATACTGGTAGCGAGCAAGCAGGATTACGAGGTCTGCAATAGACCCAGCCTTCATGTACTCGTGTGCCGTATCGTAGAACTTACGAAACATCGAGGTAGAGTCCATGTCAGAGTTCTCACCGACCCACTTACGCATCTCAGTGAACTTCTTTTCTTTCAAGAGACCGATGAGGTTGCGGAAGTTATCCTCGCCGAGGTTGGCGAAGATGCCGGTATCGATGTGACCGTTTACGGAGTATCTCTGTAGTTCATTAAGTACCCGACGCCAATCAGGCACGTGACGCTGAATAAGCTCAGCAATAGTAGCTTTATCATATCCGATTCCCTCTGAGTTGAGGAT